GTGTATCTATCGGCCAACTCAGGTCCGAGGGCTTCAAGGTATCGGACGACGAGCCGTCCTACGATGATCTTACGCAGGAAGCGACGACTCGGGCGCGGTTTCAGGAGAACGATGTCTCTGAGGACAACACTCCTGACCCGTCGCGGAGGATTGTCCAGTTCAAGGACACCTACATGCGGATTGACCTTAGAGGCAAGGGCACTCCGCAGCTATGGCGCATAGCCTACTGCTCGGGTAGCAAGAAGCCGACGCTGTTGGAGGAGGCGGACATTATCCCGTTCGCGGCCTTCTCACCAATCATCTACCCGCATAGTCACGTTGGTTCGAGCATCTATGACCTGATTAACGATATAGGGCTGATTAAGACGCAGCTAACGCGGGAATACCTGGACAGCCTGTATCTGGCGACCCGTCCTAGGGTTGGCGTGGACATTAATCGGGCCACTAATCTGGACGACATCATGGTGTCCAGGCCCGGCGGGGTGATTCGGTTCGATGGCGACCCGAACTCGGCTATGTCTGTGGTCATGTCGCCGGACATTGGTCCTGCTGCTCTAGCTGGACTGGAATACCTGGAAAGCATCAACGAGCGCCGTACGGGCGTTACTCGTTATTCGGCCGGTCTTGATGCCAACACGCTGAACAAGACCGCGACAGGGGTACAGGCAATCCAGTCGGCGGCTAACCAGCGTATCGAGCTGATCGCCCGCACGCTCGCCTCGGGCTTCAAAGACTTGTTCCTGATCGTCCATGCTCTAGCCCTTAAGCACAGCACGAAGCCTATCCAGCTCAAGCTTAAGAACGAGTGGACGGTGGTTAATCCTCGGGAATGGAAGAAGCGCACCGACTTCTCGATTAGCGTAGGTCTGGGAACGGGAACGCCTGAGTCTCAAATTCAGAAGCTACAACTGATGGGTCCGGGTATGCAGATGGCCGCGCAGATGGGCTTGGCGGGGCCGGAGGAGTGGTACAACTTCTTGGCTGAGTCTTGGAAGGCTGCGGGCTATAAGATACCCGACAGGTTCCTGCACGAGCCGCAGAAGCAGCCGAAGATGGGCCAAGATGGACAGCCCGAAGTCGGCCCTGATGGTCAGCCTGTCATGGAAGCAGTTGCGCCTCCTCCGCCCAAAGACCCCGCGGTTCAGGTGGCCGAGATCAGGGCGCAGACGGATATGCAGGCCGCGCAGATCGAAGCTCAGAACGACGTGCAGAAGTTTCACGCGGAACAGCAAATATCGGCGCAAAGGCTACAGGGTGAGCAGGCGCTACAGCAGCAGAACGACCAGCGACAGGCTGAGCTAGACGAGCGAAAGCTGGTCATGGAAGCGCAGAAGATGCAGATGGAGCACGCTCTGGAGATGGAGCGGATGAACCGCGAATATCAGTTCAAGATGCTTGAGCTGGAAAAGACGCTGGAAATGAAAGAGCGTGTGGCTATAAGCGCGGCCCATATGCAGGCCGAGTCCGCCAAGGAAGTGGCTAAGAGTAAGCCTAATGGGGCGCGTCGTGACGCCTGAGGAAGAAGAACGCAGGGGCCACGAAGCGCAGCAGATTCTTAGCAATCCGATCTACCGCGAGTCGTGGGAGGCGATCAAGGACCGGATCGTGCAGCAGCTAACCTCTGCTGACCTGCCCGATGACAAGCGCAAGCGGTTGAACGATCTCCTTGTGTCACACGCCAAGGCCAAGCAGTACATGGAACAGGTTGTAGTAAGCGGCAAGATGGCTGTGCAGGAGATTGAAAAGCAGCGCGGGCTTGTCGAGAGAATGACAGAGCGCGCCCGTCGCTGGGCGTAGACAGTTTCACAACGCCGTGAGGCGTCAACACACGAGCGGACTAGTGCGCGGTAACCAATCCGTAAGGGCATCGCCCGCGAGGTCATCCGAAGTTGCCGGTGGCCGGCCGCTCGTTCCTTTAGGGAGAAGTAATGGCAGAGGCAGCCAACCCGGAAACGGGAGCTAGTCAGGAGCCGCCGAGTATCGAGCAGCGGATGCAGAATTTCCTCACTCAGTTTGATGAGGAACAAACTGCTACGCCCGAGACGGAGCAACCGACCGCACCGCAAGCGGAGGTAGTTGCGGAACAGCCAGAAGGCCAAGCGTCAGACGAGCTAACGCCGGAAGATATTCCGGCCGACCCTGTCGAAGCGCAGCCAGCGGTTGACGCGTTTGAGATCGTGCATGACGGGAAACAGCGCAAGCTATCCCGCGAAGAAACGATCAAGTACGCGCAACAGGGGTTTGACTATTCGCAGAAGATGCACGCGGTAGGCGAGAAGGATCGCCAAGCCACGGAGCGTGTGAAGCGGGCCGAGGAAATTGAGCAGCTAGCACCATTTGTTGCTCAAGAGTACGCGCAGGTCAAAGGCTTTGAAGAACAGCTAAAGCAATGGCAGGGCGTTAACTGGGTACAACTGGCGAACGATCAACCGCTGGAATACCCAAAGTACCGCGCCCAGTTCGACATGCTGCAGCAGGGCTACCAGCAGGCCATCGGGCAGTACAACGATAGGTACGGCAAGGTGGTCGAGGCCAAGAAACACCTTGATGAGCAGGACACGCGCGAGCAGGTAGAAAAGCTCCGCAGTCTGATTCCGGAATGGCGTGATAACGCCAAGTTCGAAGCCGGGGCCAAAGAGGTACACGCTTTCTTGGTCAGAGAGGGACTGATGCCGAAAACATTAGCCCTCAAGGATGCAGCGATGGTCGCCGTGGCTCACAAGGCCATGCTGTACGACAAGCTGTTAAGAGCCAAGACCGACAAAGTCAGGCAACTGAGGACAGCGCCGCCGGTTACTAAGCCCGGAGCGTCCCAAGGCAATACGGCCCAAGCCGATAGAGCTAGGGACTTAGAGGGTCGTTTCCGCAAGAGCGGAGACATCAAGGACGCGGCGCAGATTCTACTCAATCGCTGGAAATAACTAACGCCGTGAGGCGTGAGGGAATATGGCTACTCCTACCGCAGTGTTTCAGACTGTCAACCAGATCGGCATTCGTGAAGACCTGGAAGACATCATTTACAACATCGCGCCCATGGACACGGTGTGCTTTAACCGTTTCGCCAAGGGTACGGCAAAGTCGGTCACTCACGAGTGGCAGACGGATACGCTCGATGCGCCGGCAGACAACGCCTACATTGAAGGCGATGATTTCTCGGCGCAGGTTGTCAACCCGACGACTCGTCTCAAGAACTACACGCAAATTTCGCGTAAGGACTTCGTCCTGTCGCGTACCTCGAACGTCGTCAATACGGCCGGACGCAAAGAAGAACTGGCCTACCAGACGGTGCTTAAGGGCAAGGCGCTCAAGCGTGACGTAGAGCGCGCTCTGTGCCGTAACGCAGCGGCGACGATTGCTACCTCGGCGTCGGCTCGTGTTTCGGCCGGCGTGGAAACGTGGATTTACACCACGAACCACGTTGCGGCGACGGGTCAGACCGCAGCCACGACTCCTGCTCCTGTTTCCGGTGTTGCCGGTACGGCGGGGACGGATGGTACGGCGACGGCGTTTGTCGAAGCTGACCTGAAGTCTGCGTTGCAGCAAGCGTGGTCGCAGGGCGGGGATACGGACGTGATCCTGCTTCCCCCGAACCTGAAGAACAAGCTCGATAACTTTACGGGTATCGCTACGCGGTTCCGCAACGTCGAGTCGCGTTCGCAGGCTCAGATCATCGGCGCGGCGGATGTCTACGTCTCGTCGTATGGTTCGCATCAGATTCAGCTCTCGCGGTACATGCGCGCCTCCGCGGTCTTGTGTCTCGACATGAGCACCTGGGCGGTCGCATGGCTGGACCCGATCCACATGGAGAACATTGCCAAGTCGGGCGACAGCGAAAAGAGAATGTTGGTTGGCGAGTGGACGTTGGTGGCGAAGACGCCGACCGCGAATACGAAGCTTACGAACATCACGTAATAGCAACCTTCGACGGGGGCTTCGGCCCCCGTTTTTCATGTCCAGACTACTAGACTACGACCCGTTTACCGGCGTGTCGATGACGTTCGATTACGACTACGCGTCGGATCAGACGATCATCGGCTACCACCAGGATGTAAAGCCCATTCTGGATTGGAACAAGTCACGAGCGGTCAACGTAGACAAGAACAAGCTACAGGCGAAGCGCGAGCTTTTGCACTATGCCCGAGTGCCGATCATGGCGCAGATGGACATGCTGCAAAAGTACGGCGTCCGGTTTTGGGACAAGAACCACAGCAAGGAAGTCATGCGGTTACTGAACACTCGCGAATACGCGGATTGCCGGATTTCACACTGGAAGCATGATCGATAAACTCGGTATTGGGCAGCACGGAGAGCAAAGCGCATTCATTGAGCAAAGCACACACATCGAATTAGATGACAAAGACTTGGATGTGTGTGACGCGCTCTGGAACACGTTTGACGTTATCTATACCAACGTCACAGATTTGCGCGCTGTGTACCGGGCGGGCATGCTGGCGGGCATGAATCGGAAGCATGATCGATAGTCTTCGTCACAAGAAGGCGCAGGCGCACATAGAGCGTGAGGAGTACGTACCGGCATGGCTCATGCTCTCGGAGATGCTGAATGAGCAACCGGACGATCCAAAGTCGCTGTACCTCGCTGGCTGCGTCCTCCGGGGCCAGGGTCACACTGGAATGGCGTTGCAGCTCTTTAGGCGCGCGCTTGCTTTTGCCTCGAATATCCCGAACGTTTGGATGCACTTCGGGGCGTGCCTGCACGATACGAACCAATATGATGAAGCGCGGGATTCTTTCAAGGTAGTGCTCAAGGCCCTGCCCGATGACCCCATGCCGCCGGCCAACATCGCGGCGGGATATGTACAGCAGGGCAATGCTCAACTCGCCCTCAAGTGGGCGGACAGGGCGCTAGCGCTGGACCCTCAGTGTCGCATCGCAAGAGTTGCCGCTGGCTTCGGCAATCTAGCCCTCGGACAATGGGCGAAGGGCTGGGAATACTCAGACTCCCTGTATGGCGAGACGTTGAGGATTCGCGTCTATCGTGATCCAGAAGAACCGCAGTGGGACGGGACCAAGGGTCAGACGGTCATCGTCCAAGCCGATCAGGGATTAGGCGAGATGTTGATGTTCTCGCAGATGCTTCCCGAGATGGCGAAGGACTGCAAGAAGCTGGTTGTTGAGACGAATCCTCGGCTGCTAAACCTGTTCAAGCGCAACTTCCCCGAAGTCGATGTTTACGGGACGCTGAAAGAGCGTTCGGACTTGGATTGGCCGCTCAAGTACGACATTGACGCACACATGCACATCTCTGCTATTGGCCGGTTTTATCGGACGAAGGACGAAGATTTTCCCCGTAAGGCGTATCTCACGGCGGACCCTGAAAAGCGGGCGAAATGGCGTGCGTGGCTTGAGCAATTTCCCAAGCCTTGGGTTGGGCTGGCGTGGCGCGGGGGCATCGCGCGCACGAACGAAGCGACGCGCAGTCTGGCGTTAGCTCAGTTCAAGCCGATCATGGAGCAGGGCGGCACGTTCATATCGCTGGCCTATCAGGATGTTGGTCTGGAAATCGCGCGCTGGAACATCGACAACCGCGAGCAGGTCCATGTGCCCGACATCAACAACGAGGGCGACTTCGATGAATGGGTCGCGCTCATTGCTGAGCTGGATCACACGGTTTCTGTGCTGACGACCGCGGTCCATGTCTGTGGAGCGCTGGGTAAGCGTTGTCACGTCTTAGTGCCGTCTGTGTGTCAGTGGCAGCACGCTTATGGGGGTGACGGAATGGTCTGGTATCCGCCGAGCACGGTCAGGAACTACCGACAGCGAGAGGGCGAGAGTTGGAGTCGGGTAATTACCGAGATTGCCGGCGACTATCAGGCGTTCGTGATGCCTTTAGCCGCATGAGAGTCGTAACAACGTGTCACAAGCAAGGTTTCGAGGACTACGGCCACAGGTTGTTATCCAGTTTTCACAAGTGGCCGGCTGCTGAACTCTATTGGTACACCGAGCGCTATGAGCTGCCGCCAACCATTGACCTAGAGCAACCGTCGCATCCGGTTGTTAGTAAGAGCGTCGCGGACCTAACAGCTTTCCAAGAGTGGAAGCTGAAGCACGCGGCCTACATAGCTCCTAGCTGGCAGTGGGATGTCGTCAGGTTCGCGCACAAGGTCTTTGCCATTGCCGGCGCCCTGTACGACTACACAGGAATCGGCGTCTGGATTGATGCGGACTGCGTCATCCACGAAGACGTGCCGGCGGGCCTGATTCAGTCCTACGTTAAAGACGACTACGTTGCATGCTTTCAACGTACCGGGATGCACACCGAGACGGGAATGATCGTCTTCGACTGCGGGCACGAGAAGCATCAGGCGTTCATGGATGCGTGGCGCGAGTGGTATCACTCGGAGAACTTCAAGCGGCTCCCGATGTGGACCGATTGTCATACCTTCGACATGACGATTAGGCGAACGGGTGTAACGGCTAACAACCTGTCGGGCGAGTTTGCCAAGACGATGCATCCGATGGCCCGCGCCGAGATCGCTAAGTACGTGGACCACTGCAAAGGGGCCCGCAAGGTCGCTGGCCGGTCCAAGGAGAACGTCTACCGTGCGGTATGACTACGTGGCCGCTCTGGCCGCTAAGTATCAGCCTGAGACGATCCTAGAGGTGGGAACGTGGAACGGACGCCGGGCGGTCGAGATGCTAACCGCGGCTCCTAAGGCTAGGTACTATGGATTCGACCTGTTCGAGGAAGCGACCGAAGAAACTGACGCGGCGGAAATGAACGTCAAGAAGCATCATAGTCTTCGGGGCGTTCACTCCTACCTGTTGGAAGCATTAGGCCCGGAACGGGAAATAACGCTGATTCGCGGCAATACCCGCAAGACGCTGGCCGAGTTCAACGAGTCCGTAGATTTTGCTTGGATTGACGGCGGGCACTCAGTCGAGACGATCCGGAGCGATTGGGACAACGTCAGGCGGGTAATCAAGCCGGGCGGTGTTGTCCTGTTCGACGACTACTACTCCGACGACATCGACACGAGCAAATTTGGCTGTAACTCCATCGTTAAGGATTGGGACCATGTGGTTGTGTGTGCGCCCGATCCGGTCCTGGGCGGCGGAACGGTGAGGATTGCTAGGGTGTACGTGTGACGTATCGCGTATTCGTTGGATTCGACCCGCGCCAAGCCATAGCCTACAACGTCCTACAGCACAGCATTCACAGACACGCATCGAAGCGGGTCATAGTCGAACCGCTGATGCTGTCGAAGCTCCCGACGAGTCGGCGGGGGCTTACTGAATTTACCTTCTCCCGTTTTCTGGTTCCGTGGCTCTGTAACTACGAAGGGCCGGCTGTCTTCATGGACGCCGACATCGTAGTGAAGGGCGACATCGCCGAGCTATTCGAGCAGGCGAATCCCGAGTTTGCGGTTCAGGTCATGCAACAGCAGCCCAAGTTCGAATGGGCGAGTGTGATGCTGTTCAACTGCGACAAATGCCACGTATTGCAGCCTGAGTATGTGGACAACCCCGAGAACCGTCTACTAGACCTCGAATGGGGGCCGGTAGGCACGTTCTCGTGCGAATGGAATCACTGTGTCGGTTACGCAGAGCCCAAGGAAGCGAAGCTCTATCACTACACCCAAGGACTCCCTTGCTGGTACGAATCCAGCGGACTACCGGAGGACGAGGCATGGCACGAGGAACGAAAGCTCATGAATCACACAGTGTCATGGAAAGAATTGATGGGGCGCTCGGTCCATGCCAAGCCGGTCCTCGAGCGGCTATTCCAACGCCTGACACGATGAATGCCATTTTCGACGCTGCGTCCGATAGAGACTGTGTAGACCTAGTCCTGCGCGTTATCGCGTTCTATGCGGCGCGCGATGCCAAGATGGGATGGCGGGTCTAAATGGCTCTCGACAGCTACGCCAATCTTAAGACGGCCCTGCAAACATGGATGGCGCGGGCCGATCTGTCGAACGATGTTGACGACCTGATCGACATTTTCGAGGGCTGGTGCAATCGGAATCTAAGAGTTCCGCAGATGGAGCAGGAAGCCACTGCGTCAGCTACTGAGTACATGCCGCTACCTACTGATTTTGTGCAATTGCGTGACATTCAATGGCAGGGAAGCCCGCGCAGACAGTTGGAGTATGTAACGCCGTCCTATGCGGATATTTACGACAACACCGGGACGGCTGGAACGCCAAAGTATTACACGGTTGTCGCAAATCAGCTCCGACTAATCCCGGCGCCGGACTCGCCTACAAGCATCCGTATCGACTACTGGCAGAAGCTCCCCGCCTTGTCTGCTGAAACAGCGACCAATTGGCTCCTCGCCCTGTATCCCGACGCCTATCTCTATGGACCCATGGTTCATGGTCACGTCCGAATTCATAACCCACAGATGGCCACAACGATAGCGAGCGGCTGGGCGGGCGTCATGCGCGAAATAGATAAAGCAGGGCGTAACCAGAACTTCGGCAGTCTGTTGCAGATTAGACCCGCTTAACTAACACGAAGGAAAAGGATGGACTCGGTTTCCACCGCTAAAGGTGATCTTCCGCGCTCCGCTTTGGAGTACAGGGACTCGGTTACAGAGGATGGTGTCGCGGTCTACACGGCCCGCGAATGGTTCCACGATGGCGAGATGGTGCGGCGCGATGCGTGGGTCGACATGAAGCGCGGCCAAGCCGCAGAAGCGCAGAAGGCGTAACTCGAACTTCGCTTAACTAATGCCGTGAGGCATGAGGAAGGGAAACTGAAATGGCGAATTCCGCCGGTATTTGCACGTCGTTCAAGGTCGAAATCTTGGGCGCGACTCACAACCTGAATAACGGCGGACACTCGCTCAAGATGGCGCTGTATCTCACGTCAGCGACCGTCACTCCTGCTACGACCGCTTACTCGTCCACCAATGAAGTCACGTCGGCCAACTACACGGCGGGCGGGGCTGCGGTAACGAACGTTGCGGTGTCGAGTTCGGGTACTACCGCGATATGGACTCCGGGCGCCAATATAACTTGGACGACGGTTACGTTTACGACGGACTGCGCGTTCCTCTACAACACTTCAGCGGCTAACAAGTCCATCGCTGTGTTTACCTTCGGTTCGCAGACAGTCTCAGCGGGCAACTTCACGCTGACCATGCCAACCAACGATGCCAGCAATGCTCTTATCCGCATCGCCTGATGGCGCGGCGGGTATACAAGAACCGCAACAAACCACTTCCGGCTTTAGGCGGGAGTAGGGCCTTGCCGGGGAAGCTGCGCCCTCTGATTAGCTTGGGGATGACAGGGCAGTCTCGCGCGGCGTCTGCGGGCACGATTGCCGGGGCGGGTGGCGGCGCGCCTCCGGTATCAGGGGACCGCGTCCTTATAGAGTTCCAAGGGGCGCCCGGCACACCGACAGAAGACGCCCGCACGACTTGGAATTACGCCAACTCTGCTTTGAATACCTCGGGCGAATGGGAGGTCCAAGGCGGGGATTGGTTTGACGCGAACGAGACATTCAATGGTCCAAATCCATACGTCAACCAGTTTGTTTCGGCGAGCCCGGTAACGCACTTTATTGGGAACATTGACGGGGACATCAGGATAACCGGTGTCAATCACGTTAGTAGCGTGATGATTGATGGCTCGCCAGCAGAAGCGTTCTGGATTCACCCCACTTCTGGCTCTGCAATCGCATTAACCTCGTCCGATTTTTCACCTGTTCTCGTCCGCAATCCGACACGGGGCGACAACATGCAAGTGTTCTGTGATGCCGGCGCGACCATGCGTATTGATAAGGTCGCGGGTCCGGTCATCAACGACTACACGACGCCCATAGGTCCGTCGAACACGCCTACGATCTGGCGGCAGGAGATGACGAGCCTTGCTGATCTGAATGCTAGGGCCGGGTACAACCTCGATGCTACGGGCACATGGGCGAATAACCCCGAATTCGGGGTTGACGCTGACGGTACTAAATACCTTCGGTTCTCAAGTTGGCCGAGCTTCGAGAAGCTCATCTCTTGGTTCCTCCCGTTCGGCGTTCTGATGACATCCGGGAATGTCGGTTTCGGAATGCTGATTGAAGCCGACGTGGATGACTACATGAACGAGCACGGCATGAAATTGCCGGGGCCGACGAACGAATACACCGCGCACGGTCAGGTTGATTTGATCTCGCTTCGGATGTGGCATGGCCCGAAGTCTGCGAACAATCCCGATCTATTCGGCGCCAATAACTACTGGTACTACGCGGGAATGCCGGCAGAGGGGGGTGGCTTCCCGTCGCATTTGCCCATGCCGTCTTGTTACCGCGCGGGCGTTCGTTATTGGGTCGAAATGCGCTGGCAGATGAATACGCAGGGCGTGGCCGATGGCTATGGCGCCGTGTGGATGAACGGCAACCTCGTGTGGGAATCAAACGCGATGATGTGGCAGAGCCTTGCGTCTAATGGCTCGATGTCTGATTTCTATCTCAATATCTACCACGGCGGAAACGGCCGGTATCCCACTGGGCTGATGCACTATCGTTTGTACGACCTATGCGTTTCAGACAACTACATCGGTCCGCCGGCGGCATGGGTCACTAACCTCCCCTCGTGGCGACCCGCGTCTGGTGTGCGGGCGAATCGCGGGTCTACGACGATGGCATCTGTCGCGCCTTCAGACTCGTCTATTCAGGGCGTGTCTGGCATTGGCGGGGCGGTGTGGTATTCGGGCGGCGTGTTTGCTCCCGATCTCGGGCAGTGGGGATCGGTCATCAAGGGTGGCTCTGGTCACAACTCCTACTACGGGAATGAGATTTACCGCGGCGACCTCGAGGACGGCTTCTCGCTAGCGACGCAACCACATACGCAATTGTTCCTCGTGGATTCGCAGCCGGGCGCCCTCTACTCGCATAGCGACATCAATAACGCGCCTTTCGGTGCGGCTAATGGCGAGCACTGGGTGGACGGAACGGGCGCCGCTACGCTGCCTTCGCAGCCGGGCGCATTCCAGTGGTACGCGGGCGTTGTCGTGCTCCCTCCAGGGGTGGGCGGCGCAGGCGCCAATGGCGCGCTCGTCACGCCGATGCGCGACGCAATGACGCCTGATTCTGGCAAGGGCCGACGTTCGCACATCTTGCAATTGAACGATCCCGCAGCAGGATGGGCGCGTTACAGCAACAATCTTTTGAGCACCGGAGGCTCGTTTGGTACGGCCGCTTGCGTGGCCGCGGCGCGGAACAAGATTTATCTCATACAGAACCTAGGTGTGGTGTCGCAGCTTGATCTGACCACTCGCCTGTGGAGCAACATTTCTAGCGACGTGGTGGGTGGCGGAGATTTCTCGACCATTCACTACATGGAAGCGCACGATTTGGTCGTGACGTTGCGAGTTAAAGACGGCACCACACAAATGTCTGTGCTGAATCCGAATACAAACGCAGTGGCGTATCCGACCATTACGGGGGCGGGGCCTACAGCAGCCAATGGCAATGCCGGCTCTACGGTGTGGGTTGAAGAACTCAACAAGTATTTTCACTATCAGCATAACGGGCATTCGAACACGCTGTTTTCTCTTAACCTCCCAGCGAATCCATTTACCGGAACGTGGACGTGGACGAGCGAAACGCTTACCGGAGACACGCCGTTGAACGATAACTCGACTTCGCAGTACACGCGCCTGTTCTGGTCCACGCGAGCGCAAGTGCTGATTTGGCTCGGGGGTCCGTCCGTACCGTTGCAAGTCTGGACCCCTGCGGGGGTTTGATTATGTTCAAAGGGATTAATCAATGACTGCATTTCTGTGGAGCGAGCGAAGCGCGGTAACGCTCACTTCTGCCGGCTCAAGCCTTACCACTGGATCGGCCGGTTCTGCCGGGACAGACCTTGACGTAAGGACGACGGCGTCCGAAAACGCTAAGGGCGACTTCACGGCGGCGTTCCTGCTGATTTGTCAGTGGGGAACGGTGACGGGCATCGTCGCGGGAACGATCATCGGAGACTTGTATCTCGTTCCGAAGATCGACGGCACGAATGCGCCGCAACTCGATACGACGGCAGGATCGAGTCGGCTTCCCTACGCAACTCGAGTGGGGTCTTTCGAGGCCACGAAGGCGCCTACGACATCGACGGACACTTACTTCATTGTCCCCGATGTTGACCTACAGCCGTTGCTTTACACGGCATACCTGCTGAATCGTTCAGGGCAGACAATCTCTGCCAACTGGACGCTTAAGGTTGTTTCGGCGCAAGTCGAAGGCGTTTAATGCTGATCGTTCCGCATCGCTGGAGGCGACCGCCTCCGGGCGCTGTCGGGATTGATTGGAGTCATCCGCTTGCGTCGGGCTTTGAGAATCCGCAGGCGTTCTTCTACGCATTCCAAGGAGACTATACAAGCCTTACCGGAGTAAATGACTGCGCGCCAACGAATAGCCCGACTTTTGTCGGCGTCCCCGATGGACAGGTTCTGCGGCTTGTAAGCGCAAGCCAGCAGATAGTCACGGCGGTTTCCCCAAGCGTTACATATTTCAATCCGCAAGGGACTTTCTACTGGCAGATGTCTCCGACGTCGACCTACAACGACGGGACGCAGCGGGCAATTTTCGGCGCTGGAAATGTCACGCCGATGTTCTCGGGACAGAGCTTCACAGACAACAATCTATATATCGGATGGGGTGATGCGTCAGATACGCGGGTCATCATTGCCAATTCCGCGTCGTATTGGTTACCCGGAAGGTTTGACTCGTGGGCGCTGACATGGGTAGACGCGGGACTCTCAATTCTCTACGTCAACGGGGTAGAGGTCGGGCGCAACTCCGGGGGTACCGACACCTTTGACGCAAGCGCTGCCCCTTTGCGCATCGGGTCGCTGGGCGAATCCTTCGGAATCGCATTTGATGGCTATTTTAGCTACGCCGCTTTTACGGGTCGCGCCCATTCTGCGGCCGAAGTAAGAGAGTTCCACCAGAACCCTTGGCAGATATTCAAGCCGAGACAAAGGCGCACGTTCTTTTCTACCGGCCCGTCGCTCGTTATCTACAGGCCGGGCTCTGACATTGCGTCCGGCGGATGGACGAACAACGACGGGGCGGCCTCTCCTTTGTTCTCTCGGGTGGACGAGGTCGTAGAAGACGACGCCGACTATATTCAGAGCGCCGTTAACCCGTCTGCCGACATTGCTGAGATCCAATTTCAGAACGTTCAGCCGCCGAGCTTGAACACGAATCACACGATCAGCTACAAGATTAAGGGCGATGCGTCTACGCCATTAGTTGTAGACCTGATTGCTGGTAACGGAAGCACGATAGTCAAGACGTGGACGCACAATCCGGCGCCTTCGACTTACACGCGTTACGACCGAACGTTGACGACGGGAGAAGCTGACGCCTGGGCTGCCGCTGGGTATCCCGGTTCACGTCTACGCCTGACGGCGAACTGACGTGATTAAGACCTTCTACTGGAAAAACACAGTAGCAGAGGGAGCGACCCTTCATAGGTCGTTGCAGGACAGCGGAACGGCCCCGCTAACGGCGACCACCGGAACGGGCTGGACCGCGGCGAATAACGCTGCGGGTCAACAGCATTTGATGGTTGGTGGCAGTGAACAGTCGCGCACAAGCCCGGGATGGACGGCGACCAATCTACCGTCAACGTCTCCGGTTACGTCAGATTGCTGGCGCACTGATACGATCTACAACGGGTCGTTCGCCGCGGGCGACTGGTCTATCGTTTTCGGTATCAGGTCAGTTTCTAATGCGTGGACCGGACGCGGCAGGCTCCGGGTTCGGGTATGGCGCTCTACGAATCCCGATGGGGCAAGCGCTACAGAGGTTACAGCCGCAACGCAGACGACTGATACGACGGTTGCGGACCTATCGACCACTTCAGACACGACGCTGACGGCGACGTGGTCTGCGTCGGGATTCTCGCTGACGAATGAATACCTGTTCTTTCAGGTCGCATTCGAGATCACGACGCAGGGCGGCATTGGGAATACTCGGGACGTTCTGTTCCGGGTTGGTTCTGCCTACTCTGTAGCGTCTACAGATTATTCGCAGGCGATAACAGGGCTCGCGTTAACAGCGAGCAGTGGCGGTGCAGCGCTGCCGAGTCAAGTCTTGACAGGGCTGGCCGCGACTTTTGCGGGGGGCGTTTTCGCTGGCGGTACGCAGCGCGCTTACCTGTCGTGGGCGCAGGCAGAGATTCCAGTAACGGCGGGGACGAATCAGGCCCTTACTGGGCAGGCCATGACATCGGCCTACGGGTCGTTTACTGCCGCCGGTTCGCAGAGAGCGTTCCTATCATGGACGCAAATACAGCTCCCGCCGACGAACGATGCGGGCCTGTCGTCATCTCCGATGACCGCATCGGCGGGGACGCTGCTCCCGGTGTTCGGAACGATTCAGGATTTAACCGGGCTCTCGGTCACGGCCTCCGGCGGAACGATCATAGGCGCCAAGGGTGCGAACCTGACCGGGCTGTCGATGACAGCGTTGGCCGGAACGATACTTGGCAGTGACGAAACAATAGCGTTCTACGGAGTGATGACCCCGTGGAACCTGCCGACGTTTACGAGTGCGGCGATTGCCGCTGTATCTGGATTTGTCGGCGTGCAGGTCAACGGCGGTATTCAAGTCCCGCTAGTTGGCTTAGTTGCTACTGGTGTTACTGGGTCGCATGTGTCGGCGATTGATGTTCGCGCGGTTTCTCCTGCGCTAACAATCTCGCGCGGCATGATCCAGCCAAGCACACAGAGCACGGTCCTTGTTGGGCTTACAGGTTTCACGATCACCACCAACACGGGGACTATTGAGGGCGGGCTCAAGCTCTCCGGACAGGCCGGAACATTTGCGGCGGGGACGCTTGTTCCTGCGCTCAGCGTGACGCTCGCCGGTCTTGCTGCAACCGCCGGCGCGGGGGCGCTAAGGCCCACTTACTGGAGGAACGAGACGGACGCTACCGGCGTATGGACGCCAGTAGCTCCGCCCATTGGGACATGGACAGATGCCTAGCAATTGATGCCTAGCAATTATTTCCCCGTCTACTTCATGCCGGACGTAGACCCGGCTTGGTCAGTGAATCCGGGCGTCTTAGTCGATGTCTCAAACGCAATCCCAAGCAAGCGCAAAACACTCAAGACGTACAACTGCGATCCAGACAACGCTTTCAAGTTCAATGCGGCAACTCTTGGAACTCCGCTGTATGGTGAGATTCGCAAGAATACCGATGGAGGGGTGAGACTCCTAGTCGGAACCAATACAAAACTCCTTGAGCACATTAATAACTTCGGTTGGGCGGACCGCTCTTTTGCGTCGGGCTCGTATCCCACGAGCAGCAATTGGACCTTTACGACATTCGGCAATAACTACATTGCATGTAGCAAAGCAGTCGTCCCGCAAGTCTCCGTTTTAGATGAATTCTCAGCATTAAGTGGTAGCCCTCCGAAGGCCGCTTGCTGTACGACGCAAAAGAACTTCGTCTTGCTAGGCGATACGAATGACGGGACCAATCTCCCGGACCGTATCTGGTGGTCTGCGCTGGGGGATCATACGAGCTGGACACCGAGCGCTGCGACGCAAGCCGGAAACTATCGGCTACTTGACACACCGGGGCCAGTACGCTGCCTTGCAAATCTCCGCGATTCGGTGGTTGCGTATAAGGATGACTCGTTGTATCTAGGGCAGTACGAAGGCTCGCCTTTACTATGGACATGGCGGCTCATTAGTGATCGAGTTGGTTGTGCGTCTCCTCAGGGCGTTGCTTCTGTAGACGGCGCACATTACTTCCTGCACAAGACCGGCGTGTACCGTTTTGACGGCGCGTCTGTGTCGTTGGTTGGTTCAGGAGCCAATCGCTATCTGTTAGCGAAGATGGGCGCAGATAACTCGTTCTTTAGTGGCTTCGCTACGGTTCAGGCGGCGTATGACGAGCACGAGGGAACGATTTACTGGTACTTTCGAGACTCAGCGTCTCCCGTGTCGTTGGAGCGTCGCTATGCGCTCTGCTACAACGTTTACACTGGGCTGTTCGGGTTTGTCTCATCGGCATGGTCTGTAAGCGGGGCGTGCCACGGCATTGTAAGGGCGTCTGCGGGCGACTTGTCGTACTGGTCGTCTAGTCTCAATTCTGCGACTACTAACATCATGACGGTCGGTGTAGTCAACGTCGGTGACGCGAAGGACGGCAGTGTTCGGGTGCCGCGCTTCTCGTTCGACGCTGAGTCTCCGGGCGCCATGTCGATAACAACCGGCGCCATAGGTGACGAGGACAAGGTCAGGACAATTACTAGGGTCAAGCCTCGCTTTCTGGCGATCACATCGCTTACAAGCGGGTCTGTGCTGGGGAAGATGTACGGCGGCGGCGCATACGATGCAGGAACTGCGTTTGCTGCTGACAACAATAGATTTCGTTACGACGGGATGAAGACGGGCCGCTGGCTAAGTTTTGTAGGGTCATGGCAGGACGCTGAGCTGCACGGCTTAAATATCCAGTTCACTGATACCGTGTCCGATGAGTAGGGTACGCGTAGACCCGAATCTGCCAGACTATGGGCTGATCCTGAATGACCCGGCCAAGTCTCTTTTCTATCCCAATAGCTACTTTGAACGTCTGTTGCGGCGGTTAAATGAGCTGTTCTACCGCTACAGCAACTTACCTGCAAACGATGGCGGGGCGGAGTTGGGCGTCACGTCCAAGACGGGGAACTACACGGCGATAGCCGCGGATAGCCTGATCGTTTACACACTAAGCACGAATGCAACGCTGACGCTTCCCGCCGCGAATGCGAGGGGTACGGCTTCTACGTGGCGGTTGGTAGTAGTTAGGGCCGATGCGACGGCTAATGTACTGACAGTGCAGCGGTCTGGCTCCGACACGTTGGACGCCGGCACCAGCACGACTATTGCTGCGTCGTCGAGTAAGGCCTTCATGTCGAACGGATCAACCGCGATCTACACGGTTACGTGAACGAGGTAGTTCAGCGTCCGCCGATGATTGAGAAGATTGAGCGGCTAGAGCGGAGCATTCCCGCAGAGGCGCTCTTAGAGCTTCCGGTCAAGCACTACTTCTCTAAGGGCGTCTACGCCCGCGAGCTGTTCATCCCTAAAGGCACGGTATTGACGGGTAAGGTTCACAAGTACGAGAACCTTAACATCATGTCGCAGGGCGATCTGTCGGTGCTGACTGAGGACGGCATTAAGCGCGTGAAGGCCCCGTTCACCATCGTATCGCCTCCCGGTACTAAGCGCGTTGCCTACGCTCACGAGGATACGATCTGGACGACGATCCACGGCACAGACGAAACGGACGTGGACAAGATTGAGGAGGTATTCATTGCGCAGGATTATGGGCAGTACCTAGAGTTTTGCCAATTACAACTGGAAGGTAAGTGATATGTCTTGGGCTGCGGTAGCTGGCGCGGGAATCGGTTTAGCCGGGTCGCTGTTCGGCGGTAGCGACGATCAGCAAACGTCGCAGAGCACTAGCACGTTCACGCCCCCGGAATGGCTCAATCCCTACTGGCAGAACTATGTTAATTCGGGGATGAGCCTTGCGAATCAGCCGACGCCCCAGTATGGCGGCATGACAGTTGCGCCCCCGAGTTCGCAGCAGTATCAGGGCACGGACATGCTCACCGGGATTGCTACTGAAGGGACGCCAACCTTTAACGCGGGGCAGTCGGCGCTGGTTCATCACGCGACGGGCGGGGCGCCCGATCCCTATGCAACGATGATGAATCCTGTCATGGGCATGGGCAACCCGTACATGGGAGCGGTCAATCCGTATCAAGGAGATAATCCGTATCTGCAAAGCGTCATTGATGCTAGTAACCAGGATATTACCGACGCGTACTCCACGGGAACAGCGGCACAAACGGACTCTGCTTTCAATCGTTCTAATGCTTTCGGCGGTTCAGCTTACCAGCAACAAACTGAGGCAAATCAGCGTGCTTTGGGGCGGGTATTGGCGCAGAACACCTCTGGGCTACGAAGCCAGAATTATTACAACTCTGCGAACCTTGCGGAATCTGGGCTAAATCGTAATACGAACACGGCTCAAGGGCTGCTCGGGCTGAATGCAGGGCTAGGCGAGGGCGCGCTTAACCGCGCGTCTGGCGCGTGGCAGCAAGGGCAGGGGCGCTCATTGACAGCGGCCGGCATGGCACCGCAGTACCAAACGTCCGACATCAACGCGATTAGCGCGATGATGAATGCAGGCGCCGGAAATCAGGCGTACCAGCAGCAATTGCTGGATCAGATGAGAAATTACTTCAACACGAGTGCAAACGATCCGTACAACCGGCTTGGCTTCATGGGCGGACTGCTCGGCGGCGCTTCGGGAAATAGCGTGACGACGAACTCGACGGCGAACGTTCCGGGTCAATCTCCGTTTGCTAATGCCGCGGCCGGCGCAATGGCGGGATATGGAATGTTCGGAGGCGGCGGCGGAAGCCCGTACATGCCTTATCTGCCCAACACGATTACGCCGTGGAATAACTCGTCACTTGCAACGCCTTCAATATGGGGTGGCTAAATGATTGACCCGCGCCTACAAGCGATGCTGAGTAAGATGCAGTCTCCGCAGACCTATGGCACGACTGGAGGCGGCGGCATGACGCAAGCCCAATATCAGGCCGCGCTACAGCAGCCTACAGGGTACTGGGGCGGGGCTTCATCTGGCGGGCCGTATCCGAGCATGGGCACGGTTAGCGGCTACGGCAAGCCGATGCCAGGCAAAGAGGGCGCTAGCGGCGATTGGTTCACATCACCGGGTATTGACGGTACGGGTGGGGCTCAAGGCGGTTCCTACGTTCCGCCCTCGACGAGTGGCGCGCCGCCCGGTTCTGCTCCCGGCGCGACTCCTCCGCAATCAAGCTTCACACCCTACGGTCCTTATGGTCCCGGCGGATCGAATGCGCCGAACTATGCGAGCTTCAACTTCGGGCAAGCGTTCTCCCCGTTCCCGAACATGGACACGCAAGCGACGCAAGCTTTTCAACAGCGCCCCTACACGCCCCCGAGTTCATACGGTCGTTTTAATACCGGGACGTGGCCCGGTATGGGCGGCGGCTGGCCGTCTCAATTGTTCGGCAACAATTCCTTTGGCAATATGTTCGGCGGCGCGGGCCCCCCGATGCAAAGTGGCATGCCGCCCCCGGGTCCGCAGATGGGCACGAGACCGGGGACAACTCAAAATATCGAGGGCATCGGTACTGCTGGTACGGGCGGCGCGCCCGCCTATGGTGGCGCTAATCCGTTCTCTCCTGGGGCTTCGCTGTCGCCGCAACAGTTGCAGATGATGTATCGCGCGCAAGCTGGTGATACCGCGGCAGCTGGAGGCTTTACGGCGAATCAGCTAAATCAGTATGGCGTTGGCGGGACCAACTATAACCCAGCGGCAATTGCCGCCGCCCGCAGTAGTACTCCTGGGGCACAAGCCTATGCCGCTAACAGGCAGGCTCTTGTGGCGGGTGGCGCAACGCCGAATGCCGGCGGGCTATTGCAGCTCACGCCACAACAGGTACAGCAGAAGTTCGCGGGCATGGGCTTAGTGAGGTAAATAAATGCCGAGCCTTCTTGATCTCCCGTCTATGCCGTCCGAGGACGAGCTGCTGCGCTATCAAATGCTCGTATCCGGTCTAGGACTGCTTGGTACGCGCAAGGGGCAGGAGGCGCAAGGCTTCGGCAACGCCGGGCTGCTCGGATTGCAGGCGCGCGAGCAGAAGGTAAACAGCGCGCAGAGGAACCGCAATCAGGCATTGCAGAATCAAGCACTGACTGTCGGCATAGAGGAAAGGATGCGGGCCGCTCAAGAAGCACAGCGAGTTTCTGAGGCGATGAGTCGTTATACCCCGCAGCAAAATATGGCGCCTACAGCACAAAATGCGCAACGCCCGCAATCATCGCTCTATGAACAACTGTTGGATAAGGCGCGGTATTTCGAGCAAGCGGGCATCCCACAAGAGGCGCAGAAGTATTACTTGCTGGCCGAGAAGTATGCCCCGCAGTACGGCGACACGGAAACGGTGATGCAGGACGGTAAGCCGGTGCTGTTGCAGAAGTTCAAGAACAAGGCGCCGGAAACGCTGTCAGGCTATCAGCCGAAGCCTGACTACAAGGAAATTGGGACCGGTAGCCACAAGCTCCTGTATGACCCGCTGTCGCGACAGACCGGTGCTACGTTTGAAATGTCGATGACGCCCGGCGAGGCCGATGCGAGTAAACGCGGCTGGGCGCAATATGAGCTGTCGGCTGATGCCAATGCTCGCGCTGCCGCATCCGAAGCCAAACCGCAATTCAATCCTGACAGCGGTATGTGGCTCACGCCACCGAAAGCCGGTGTGGCGCAGCCCGGTATTGCGCAGCCCGGTTACACGCCTCCGGACAAGACGCCGGCCTCGATCAAGACGCAGATTGCATCTAACAATGTCACGCTGAACAAGATCGGCCGCGCCCTGCAAGCCGCCGAGGGCAGTCCTGACGCTTTCGGTCTTAAGAATTACCTGCCGGATGCTGCTGTTCAACGCTATGACGAGGAGGGTGTAGAGCCTCGCGCCCTGGTAGCCGACATCGCGGGGCAGAAAATCCATGACAGGTCGGGTGCTGCGGTGACAGTGGGCGAGGCGGAAAGACTGCGCCCGTACATCCCGAATAACACCGACGACCCGCAAACCGTCGTCAAGAAGCTCAAGTTGCTACAGCGCGAATACGTGCTGATGCAGGCCGAACTCACGGGCGGAAAGCTGCTGGCTGAGATGACGCCGTCTCGCGCTGCGGCCGGGCAGATCAAGCGCACCGGGACTCACAACGGTCGCAAGGTTGTTGAGTACGCGGACGGCAGGATCGAGTACCAGTGATCGATGCGGCCCAAGTCAAATGGGACGACGAGAAGATCGACCCTGCACAAGTTAAGTGGGACGAGCCAAAGACAGACGCAAAGACGGGCTTCGCCTACACCGATGGACGCCCTCCGCGCGCGAGCCTAGCTGGTCCGCTTGAGCCGCGATCTTCGCTGTCCATCGGAAATACAGGCGGTGATTTACTGATGGGCGCGCGGCAGAATATCGACGCCTTGGCTCAGATGGCGGCGCGCACCACTGGGCTAGGCGTAGAGGATACCGAGCGCGTCAACCGCGAGGCGTTGGCTGATTATCAGCAGCGATTCCGACCCGATCTGCGTCCGGCCGCATCAGCCATTGGTAGAGGTGCAGGACAGGCCCTAGCAGCGGCGCCGTTGATGCCAGCGCTACCTGCTGGCGGAATGATCGCCGGGGCCGCTGGCGGGGCTGCTACGGGTGCCGCTGCTGGAGCCCTGACGCCCGTCTATGAGGTCGGAGACTTCTGGATGCAGAAGGGCCGACAGGCGGGCGAGAGCGCGGCCGTCGGAGGCGTTCTAGGGGCGGCTGGCGGCGCAGTGGGTAAGGCGCTGTCACCTAACCTTGCTCCTGGCGCTCAAGCCCTTCATGACAAGGGAGTGAACCTGACGCCTGGGCAGGCTTTTGGCGGGATGACTAAGGGCGTGGAGGACCGGCTATCCGGGTTTCCCATCATCGGCGATCTGGTCCGCTCCGCGCAGTTTCGTAGCATCAAGGACTTTGACCGCGCGATCTACGCGAAAGCCGTAGAACCGTTCGGCGAGGAAGGCGCGAGGGTTGCCGCTCGTGCTGAGGCGGGGAATGCGGGCATTGCTCAGATCGGCGACTTCCTGTCATCCAAGTACCAGTCGGTCCTACCCAAGATGAGGGTAGGTATTGACGGGCAATTCGTGCAGGACATGGGCAAGCTCGCCACGATGGCGAAGGAACTACCCGAAGGACAACAAGCTCAGTTCGTCGCCATCCTGAAAAACCAGCTTGTTGAGCGAGGATTACAGCCGGGCAAGGTTATTTCTGGCGAGACGATGAAGCTTGCCGATTCCGAGCTGGGGCGGATTGCTGCCGTGTATAAGAGTTCCAGCAACCCAGATCATCGCCTGTTGAGCGATGCAGTCAGGCAGGCGCAGGAGAACTTGCGTAACCTCGTCGGCCGGCAAAATCCAGACACTAAGCCGATTGTGGACGCCGCTAACGAGGGATGGCGGACGCTGGCTCAGATGGAGCGCGCCGGGGCTTTAGTGGGAGCAAAGGACGGCGTATTCACGCCAGCGCAGTTCCTAAGCGCCGGGGTGAAGCGCGGGGATAAGACGGTGCGTCATCGCGGATTTGCTCGGGGCGAGGCGTGGAATCAGGAAATCGCGCAGACCGCGGACCGGATACTGCCTAACAAGGTTCCAGACTCAGGAACGGCGGGGCGGGGGCTTCTCGGACTCGCGGCTACCGGGGCATTACACATGCCATCTGCGGCGGCTCTTAGTGCGGCTTCTGTGCCGTACCTGCCGGGGGTTGGTCCGCTGATGATGAATCTTCTGACGCAGCGCCCTCAGGCGATTCGGGATATGGGGGCGGGTGTTCGCTCTCTTGCTCCGTATCTTGGCCTGCTCGCTTCTCAGCAGCCTTAAGCCAGCCGATACCGACCAGCAGCACAAGAAAAGCAAGGCTTTGTAGGTCCATGTGCCCGCCCCTAAAGCGGGCATTTTAACGCTAACCGGGGATTCGTGTGGATTGGCAAATTGTCTACAACTTTGGTGGGGCGTTAGTAGCCGGCTACCTGCTGTACCTCCTTAAGCGGTCCGATGCCAAGCGGGACAAGCAAATAGAGGACTTCATCCAGTTCCGGCTTGAGGTCGCTAAGGAATACGTGACGCATGCGGATTTGCGGGAGATCAGGGACACCCTGATCCGAATAGAGGCGCGGCTTAACGCCCAAGCGGACAAGCACTAATGGGCAAGCCGACATGGCCGTCGCATGTCGAGAAGCTACAGGTTCCCATCTACGGCGGCAAGTTAGCAATCTGCCGCAGTCGTAAAGACTACAAACATTGCTGTGAAAGCTACGGCGATGATGATGATGCGTCTGGATACGCCGGCTGCGCACAGGAGTATGGCAATCCGCCAGTGTACATCGTAGGCGTTTTCTCAGGCGGGCTTCCTACGCTCGTCCACGAGCTTGCGCACGTCTGCTTCATGATTCTCCGTAGGTCAGGCGTAACGATTTCACAACGATCCGACGAGGCGTACTGCCATCTGTTGGACGCGCTGTTAGTAGTGGCAAGACAACCCCGCGCTAAGCGCAAACCGACTATTGACTAATGGGTACTCCTGCCGCGTGCAGTGAAGCCGAGTTCATAGCCTTATTCAAGCAGCATCAGTCAGCAACAACAGTTGCCAAGATTCTCGGCAAGTCGCCGAGGGCAGTACAGAAGCGCAGGAAGACACTGGAATCGCGCGGCGTATTTCTGCCGACGCTTGACCATCGGACGGTTTATAACAAGCCCGTAGTCGAACACAATCACGGCGTCATTCGTTACGACATCAGCGACGGGCAAATACTCGTAGGTTCAGACGCACATATCTGGCCCGGACCGCTGTCCACCATGCAGCGAGCGTTCCTGCAATTCGCTAGGACGCTCAAGCCCGCCGCTGTTGTTGCCAATGGCGACTTCTTCGATGGGGCCAGAAACTCCCGGCACCCGTCGATTGGTTGGGAGCATAAGCCTGAGGTACACGAAGAGTTGGCGGCACTCCAGAACTACATGGGCGAGATCAAGAAGGTGTCGCCGAAGTCTCGCCGTATGTGGCCACTTGGGAACCACGACGCGCGCTATGAGAACAAGCTCGCCGCCCAGGTAGGTGAATACAAGAACATCAAAGGCGTTCACCTGAAGGACCATTTTGACGAAGACTGGATTCCCTGTTGGCGCATCGATGTGAACAGGGGCGGTGATTACGCGGTCATCAGGCACAGGGAGCTTGGCGGCGAGCATGCGGACTATCGCAACGTTGTCAACGGCGGCGCGCACATTGTTACGGGTCACGATCATCGTACCGGCGTTGTGCCTTATCGCAATTATGCTGGCCTTCGCTATGGTGTCCGCTGCGGTTTCATGGGCGATTCGCCGCTTGATCCGCAGTTCGTAAATTACCTTGAGGCGAAAGAGCCTAACTGGCATCCGGCGTTCGTGGTGCTGACGTTCCTAGGCGGTCGTCTTCTGATGCCGGAACTCGTCACAAAGTGGGACGACAAGCACGTTCAGTTCCGCGGGGAGATCATCGCTGTATGAACGTGAAATCGGGCAGTAAGCCCACAAAGCGCTGTATCTGCGACACGCCGGACCCGGAGCCGATCAGCGACACGATTAGAACCGAAGTGTGCAGAAATTGTGATGGCTGGTTCTGCATGGTCGTTGGCTCTCTTGCTGAGTTGGAGCAAGTCAAGCAATACCTTGGGGGCAATGGTGGACAGGGTAACTCGTAAGACCAAATGCACGGCCTGCGGTTCCGACGAGGGCTACTTTGCCGACGCTCACTGGACCTCAGTAATACCTCACAACTGGGATGGGACGCTGAAGTACAACCCGCTCGCCAAGGGTAACGCTGTCTATACCGAGCAGAACTTCCGCTGTGCCTCTTGCAAGTTTCCCGCAACACGTCAACGCACTATTAAGGAGTGACAGCGGAAGCGGCGCGCGGTGCCGGGGTGTTTATCCCGATGATCTGTTATTCCGCGCCGCTCGGGACGCCCACTTCGTCTGGCGATGTGCTGCCGCCGCTTCCGAGTCAACCTGAATTATAGCAAGGAGAAACCATGTGGTACGTGTTCCTGTTCGTCGTCTATGTGGACGGAGCCGTGATGTCCGAAAGTGGATCGTATGCATCGCAGGTCGATTGCATGGAAGCGAACATGGCGGTGCGACAAGTGATCCTGCGCGATGACCGTGTGCGCGAGTTCTACGTCTCCGACTGTCGCAAGATCAAGCTAGGGCCTAAAGCGTAATGGGCTACCGCGTAGACAAGATCAAGGTACACATGGCGGTCTATGTCGAATTCGGAGGTAGTCATGAGATCGAATTCGAGTATTCCCCTGAGACCGATGATCCGCTGGTGAAGCTAGCGCTCGCAAAGAATAACGCTCTTAACATGGAAGCGGCGAAGCAGGACCGCTCCAACATGACGTGGCCGTTCCTATAACTCCGCGCGGCATTCGCAATCGCAATCCGGGAAATATCCGCTATGTCGAGGGAGTGACTTCGACATACATCGGTTGCGTCGGGTCTGATGGCTCTTTCTGCATCTTTGATACTGACGAGCATGGTATCCGCGCGCTCGCCAAGCTGCTCTTGATCTATCAGGACAAGCACGGCTTGCGGACGGTACGCGGGATCATTGACCGATGGGCGCCGCCTGTAGAAAACGATACTAGCGCTTACGTCACTCAGGTCGCCAAGCACATCAGCCGCGCCCCTGACGAAACACTAGACCTACATGACGCCGATACGCTGACGGCGCTTACGACTGCGATTATCAAGCACGAGAACGGCCAGCAACCCTACGGGGCGCTGGTGATTCACGCCGCAGTCCTAGCTGCGCTCGGACGTGCCGCAGAAGGTACACAGCCGCCCGCCCCCATTGAGGACCGTTCTACCCAATTACCGGAGCAACCAATGCCCGCAGTATCCCTAATCGCAAGTCTCCTGCCCGCGCTGCTTGAAGCCTTCTCCCCGCTCGCCAAGGAAAAGCTTGGCAAGGCTGTTGGTAGTCCTGAAGTCGGCGCAAAGCTCGTCGATACGCTAATGGCTACTGCCACGGAAGCTACTGGCAAGGCAGACCCGGTTGCGGCTGTTGCAGCGGTACGGGCTGATCCGGTTATTGCTAAACAGGTGGAGGTATCAGCCCTTGCGCATCTTGCCGAAGCGGCCCCTTATCTTGATCGGATCGCGGCCCTGGAAGCGGCCGAACGGGCGGCTGATGAGGAATCAAAGGACGCAGCCTCCAAGCGAGCGCAGTCCGATGGATTCGATATGGCTTTGCCGCTCCTGTATGGCTCGATGGGCGGCGTCGGATTCCTCTTACTCATCATCTCCGCGGTCCTCGTCGCGCAACTCTACAAAGACGAGCCGGTGAGTACGGAGGTGTGGGCAGCCTTTACCGGAATCATCGGATGGTTAACAGCTAAGGCGGGGACGATCTTCGACTATCGCTTTGGCACGTCAAGGACTTCTGCGGCTAAGGACATCGTGATTAGCGAAATGGCGAGGGGAAAATAATGTGGGCCTTCGATGACGCATACCTGCAAGCCCTCGCAGCAGCGCTTAAGCCGCATCTTGCTACAACTGCACCGGATACAGGCTCATCGGGGCCGGATGTTGTATCGCCTCCACCTCCGCCGCCTCCTCCGGTTAATGGACTCGCCGACTTCTTCGCCCGCCCAGGACAGTGGGCGAAATACTCTCAGAGCGAAGGCTTCTGGAAAAGCGCGGAATTTGTCCCGTTGCAGAACTATCTAGTCCAGAAGTACGGCATGCATCCAGATGCGGCCTACGTTCGCATTAATCAGCAGATTCAAGCCTACAACTCGACGATCAAGGTCAGCGGGCGCCGCGTGGGTAACGTCTTTAGTTACTACAACTGGAAGATCGGCATGTTCCTGAGCGCGAATAACGGTGAGGCCGATTCGTTCATTGCGGAAACGCAGCCTACCGCAGTACCGAACGCTCTAGCCTAGATTGCGCTACCTCCCTCTGCTCCTGCTGCTAGCAGCATGCGGGGGAGGGGGAGGCTCGTCCGGCGAAAACGTCGGCAGTCCCGTCCAGGCGCCGACAGTTCCGCCTGTTACTGGGGCCATGCCTGCCGCCGGCACCATCGTTGACTACTTCCCCGTTCTAGACCCGAGTGAACGCACGGCCAATGTTGCAGTGCGACTCTCTGATCGCGTGCAGCTCAGCGCTTGGCGGATTCGTGACGGGCGGGCCTTTTGGGGCAATGCTCCGGGCGATGCGGTCGAGTCGTGGCGGATAGCTGACTGCGGGTCGTTCGGGAAGTGGGCCTATGTCGATGGCTACTCTCGTAACGATTCCCCCATGTGGCAGACGGATGCCCCATACCCGCATGCCGATTACCCGATTGAGGTCGTTAAGCAACTGGTTCGCTACAACGGCGGGCCGCTCGTGGACATCACACGGGCTTGTAACCCGGCTGACGGCAAGCCTCACGGCGGGGTGTATGTCCCGTATGACGTGCCGGCGTCTGGAACCTTCGATGTCTACCAGTGGTTTTGGGTGTGGTCAGGAACTGAGCGACGGGAACACTTCGGCTACTGGACATCGCATTTTGAGTACGGCGAGCAAGTCGTTAACCCATGCTGGCACGGCGACGCCCCTAATGTCCGCCCGACGATCAAGCAGACAGAAGTGTGGTGGGACGGGGGCGGCGGATGGTTTCGTGGTTCCGGCCCTGATCCGTGGGCCAATGGAGCCCCAACCGAAGCCCCGCCGGTCGTCGTTAGTACGTGGGAGATATGGGCGGCGCGAGGCTTGGGGACGCTTTGGAAAGCGATAGATAGCGCGACTATGCCGGCTACGGTCTATTGCCTGGAATCAGTGACGCGGCAGTAGCTATTCCTTAGCCGCCGACCGGATTAGGTCTACGAGGTAATGAATCGTAGTGTCGGGTCTAACGTCACCCATCTTCGCGCATCGCTCCATTCCCGCCCTTATTCCTGCGATATAGTATTCCTGTATCGTCGCCTCGCGGAACTCCCCCGCCCGCCACCGAGTAGAGCTTAGGTCGCGGATTCTTTTCCTGTCCTCGTCTGATAGGTCCATGCTATTCCTTTGCGGCGGCGTCGTACATGGCTCGCCATACCGCGCCCAACAGGCATCCGCTGCACATTACTGTTTTGCCGCCCAGCCAGCTCGCCGCCCCGTTCTCGACATCGACTTGCAACATCGCCGTAGTCGGCTCTCGCGGGACCGCATCTACCTGTAGCGCTCTGATCTCGGCTTTTAGCCCATCTTGCATCGCGGCAACTGCTGCGTGTGGGATGCGTGCGTCCCGTTCAGACTGTAGCGCTCTTACTTGCTGACGCAACTCAGCTACACAGTCCGGGCATCCCCACGCCCTTGCGCCATCAATGGCTTGATGCGTCTTGCAATGTTGCCATGCGGTCTTCTTCTGTAGCGTTCTGATACAGGCGGCGGCGTCGCGTGCAATCTGTTCCTTGCCGAGCGCATTCAGGCAAATGAAGTCGTCCAGCCGCTCAAGTAGCTTTGCTACGTCGCTCATCTGAGTCTCGCAATCTCGTCGCGCTCTCGCCTGACCTTGTTAAACGCCCATCGCATGACGGCGACAAAGACGACGATAATCAGCAGCGCACCTTCCGCCTTGGTCATTTCAGGCCCCGCGCCATCATAATAACTAAGCCCAAAACAAAAATAACTGTTGAGACAGCAATCCCAGCGGCAAGCCAAGCTCCTGCATCGCACATCATTTCAGCCTCGCCACAATAAGCGGCAACTCTGGCCGCGGCTTGTCCGCTATATCGAAGCACCATTCAACAAAGTTCACTGTTTCTTGGTGGTCCACCAACCGGCCGCATGTTCGGGTCGCCAGTGCAAGCGTGTTCAGGAATTCGTCGGTTAGCTTTGGGCGTAGATTGGCCTCGGCCTCTGCTCTGCGGCGGTCGTATTCGTCGTCCTCGTCGCTCATTTCATCCTCGCGTATCGGGAGGGGCGGATACTCGCACGGTCACTCTAACCGCCTTTGGCATGCGCCAGTTGAACGGCGGGCCGCGTAGGTCCGCGCGTTTGCGGATGTAGCCGAACTCTTGTTCTATATGGGCGCGGCATTCGGAACGGGTTTTGAAAAGCAGGCGCAGCGAGCCGTACAGATCGCCATTCCAGAACACGCCCCATCGACGATACTCCCTGGGCGCGTGCCCCATCTCTATCCCATCCATTTGCATGATTCTCCTATGAGCGGCAACAGATTATGAGTCGTCTGCTCTGACCGACTGAGCTACGGGCCCGCTATGTCAGGTTCCGACTGATTGCCCCTAGATGCGCTACGAACTCCATCAGCATCCCATCCATTCCGCCAAATAATCGTTTTGCCGATGTTCAGCTTGGGCTTGAACATCTGGATGTAGATGCCTTCCCAGTAGTCGAGTCCGGAAATCGGCAGCGATAGCATGGCGATCTCGTCAAACTCCTTGGAGTGCCCTGCGATCCGTTTCGCCACGTTCCGCGACTTCCCTATGTAGACGATCTCGCCGCCGTTCGACAGGAAGTAAATGCCCGGTCCTGGCTCTACGGGGCGCAGGTGGAATAGCTGGCGCGATGATTTTACCCACGCCTCTGAGGGCTCGCCTTGCTCATATAGCCGGCGCCACTTAGAGGCTTCTGCAGCGTGGACATTGTTCATCGCGATGGCTTTGTCCAGCGTTTCCCGTATGTCCTTGGGTAGACGGTCTGCTAGCGACAGCAGTGTAACGGTCAGGCCGTCACGTATCGCCTCGCGCGCAATCGTTGCCCGCTCATAAATCCGATGCCCGTGGGGGTTGAGTAGGAACGGAACCGGATTGCCGGCGTAGCGCCTGCGCCCTATCCATGTCCCGAACTGCCACGACCCTATGCGGATCAGGTTCGTCCATTGACTCGTTGGGGCCTGATCCGGCGACTCTTTGAGCCAGTCTTTCATCGCAATTTTGCCATTGCTCGTTTAAGCGTCCCGGTCGCAAGATGCGCGTACCGAGCCGTGGTCTGTGTGGATGTGTGGCCGAGGATAGCCCCGACCGTGTACAGGTCCACGCCCTCGTTTATCAGCCAAGAGGCTGCAGTATGGCGCAAGTCGTGGAAGTGGACGTGCAGCATGCCGGCCTTCTTAGCAGCAGTTATAAATTGCTTGTGCAACTGCCAGTAGGATAAACCCAAGGGCAGCGCCCGCAAGTAGGGCCGCGCCGGTTCGGCTATGGGCACGACTCGGGGTTTGCCGGTCTTGCTCTTGAGTGAGGCGACAGTCAGCGTATCCGAGCGCGAAGGTATACGCGTCAGACTCAGACATTCCGTAGCTCTCAGCCCTGTGTAGGCCGCGATCCAGATAGCCGCGCGGCATTCTTCTGAAGGCGCCGCCTTTGCCAGAGACACAACCTGAGATTTCGTCAGATACACCTCCCGCGCGTTCCGCTCCTTGAGCAGCGTTATCCGACCCGACACGTTGTCCGGTATCAGGTTTTGCTTCCACGCCCACTTGGCTGCGGCTTTCAGGATGCACAGGCGGCGGTTTATCGTGCTCGGCTTGCATGGCGGCGACGCGGTGCGGCGCGGTGTAGTAGTACGGGCCGGGGCGGATGATCTTGTTGAGTCTCCAGCATCGATTATCCTCAAAGCATCCGCGCGGGCTTTGGCAGTCGCCGCAACCGTTGTAGAGATAAGTCTCGGCTTCGTCCACTCCCTTACCGCTTCCTCCGCCACTTCCGGCGCGTCCTTTAGCAGCTTTCCGCCTACCCACGGCTCCCACTGCTTCGCCTCGCTTACCGCTTGCTTGTGGTTTTTTCGGTGTGTGTTTTGCAGCCATAAACCTATCGCTCCCGCCAGTGTTAAATCTTCCTTGTGCCCTAACTCGTCGCGGTCGAAGATAGCTCTCCGCTCCCGCGTTTCCCATTCTTGCGCTTGCGCTTTGGTAATGCCGGCCGGCAGGCGTTTGAAAACACGGACTCCCCCTTGCTGGAATTCAACTGTCCAACGCCCGCGATCTTGCCTGACTGACATAGCTTCCCCCGGATAAAGGATTCCAGTGCCGTCCTCTCGATTCGGATAGCCCCGAGGATGCGAGCATAGGGGATTTCCCCCGCGGCTAGCAAACGCTCTACCGTCCTACGGGAGACGGCCATAGCCTCTGCGGCGTCGTTTATGCTAATCAGCATCGCGTCTCGGCATGGCGTCGCTCATGGCTTTGGCTCGGCCTTTGATACCGGGAACCATGCGTCGCGCTTCACTATCCGTTTGAGCATTCCATTCTCGAAATACTCGACCTCTAGGACAGCAGGACATTCCGCTGGGCTGTGAATCGGGATCGACCCACAGTAGGGACATACATGAAACGGGATAGCACTCATGGCTTAGGTTCCGCCGCTGCGATGGCTTCGACTATAGGGCGCTCTTTTTCGTTGAGCGTGTTGGCGTAGGACAGATGCCCTCGCGTGTAGTCGGCCTTCATCCTTACAAATTTCTGATCGTTCCAGAGTGCCCATAGCGCATTTAGCCCGGCCAGCAGCGAGTCTCGCTCGGCGAGTAGGTCGGCTACCATCTTTATGGGAGGAATCATTTCCTCCGAGAGCGCGTATCGCAGCGCTGCATATCTATCGTTCATATGTCATCCTCTTGGCGCGGCGAGGCAGTTGTCGGCGTGGCGCTCGGGGTCGTCTGGAATCCAACGTCCGCGACAGAGATTGCATACCATTGCGGGCTCAGTCCTGCCGCTGATATTTGGCGCACGCTTGATCGCCTCATCTCGCAACGCCGCTTCCAGCGCTGCACAGCGGGCGCGGAAGTCAACGATTCGAGCAGCGGCCCATCCCGGATCGGCACATAGGGCGAGCAATTCGGCGCTCGGCAGCGCATCGTCAGAGATGGGCGACGCGGGGCCGGCCTCTGGCGAGGCTTGGCCTTCGGCTCGTTGCACAATTCGTCCGCCCGCGTCGTTGATTTGTTCTGTACTGGCCGCTTGCGCAGCCGGTGGCGCTGTTGTGCAGCATTCGCACGCGAGGTAAGGACCGCCGCAAATTGAGCATTTAGCTGGTGCTTGCGCAGCCGAACCGGCGAGGCGTTGGCACCCCCATGTGTAGCAAGCGCGGGATACCGATAAGCACGTTTGATACACGCCATCATCCCCCGCCGGTCGCGCCTGCTCGGGGGCGGATAGATAGGCGCAGGTGTTGCCGACAACCGCCGCGTCCATTTCATCAATCAACTGGCTCGGGACTTTTAGGCGAGATACGACCTTATCGCGCACTGCTGCCCATGCGATATGCACGCGCTGCTGGATTGGTGAGGGCTCCCGCGCTCCTGCCTGCTCTACGGGAGGGGTGGAGTCGTCGTGGTCATAGCACTGACAGTCACTGGCGTCGCGCCCGCAGTTGTCGCAAGTTTCGTCCTGGTCAAGTGGGCTCATCGGCGATCCGCCTCGCGTGTCATAGGTTCCCATTGCTATATTCCCATCCTATGCTATAGGGGTCGTCGTTGCTGCGGCGCAGTACATACTCAAGCCATACAAGATGCTCACCGATACGCACTGGACGCCATGCGAACCAACTCTGCCAAGGGTTGCCCTGCTTGATTGGTCTATGCCATCGCATTTTTAGCCTCGCGTCTCTGAAAGGCGGCATGCGCGAGTGCGGCGAGCATGGCTTCGCGGATGGCTTCGTCGATTCCATAGGTGATCGGATGGCAGATAGCACGCATTGCAATATCACGCGCCCTTTGCTCCAGGGCCGGCGGTAGCTTATCGGTGGTCATGCGGCAACCTTGATCCACCCATGCGACCAATAAAGGTCCATCGTTTTCATATGCGCCTGTGTCCACATAGCCTGTTTGTCCTCTCGCGTAGGCTCGTAACGTCCTGACGGGTCTAGTCCGCAAGCGCCGGAGTCATAGAAGCGATGACACGCATTACAAAGTGCCGCATGCCTGTTGTCGCCGGATTTGATGCTCTGACCCTTGCCCGCTGCAATACCGTTCTGATGCGCTGGCTCACAGCCTTCCGTGAACCTGTCGCAGTTCGTGCAGAGCTGTAGCTTGTGCGCGAGGTCCAAAAGCTTGCGGCTGCGGTTATTCATCCGGCCGCGCCCACTTCTGCACTGGCAGCGGAACTTCACAGAGCCATTCGCAGTACGTGCGTAGCTTGTCGGTGGCTTCCACATAGCAGCCGTACTGATTCGCTTCTACCAGCGCTTTCAAGAGCCCTTGGTGCACGAACTCGGCCTTAGTATCTGCGCGGATCGGCTCATCGCCTGGCGGTTCATCGCGGCATGCGTAGTAATGCAGCAGCAGTTTGATTTCGTAAGGTGTCATTCGTCTAACCAGCACCCATGTTCGCCAGCGAATGTCTCAACAGCAGTCATGTAGCCCCCGAAGGCATCGACATCCAGATCGGCCGTACTGTTTGGGATAGACAAAACCTTCCCGCCCGGCAGGTCGAAATCTGTAGCACCCAAAAAGCGCTGGCGGCAATACAAATGGAAGTGCTCCGGACTGTAGACCTTGCCATCCGGCCGCAGCTTGCAGGACATGGCGTTGTATAGCGCCCATAGCCTGCGGTTGGCGTCCGTGCTGCGCTTCTGTCGCCTGCCGCACGTCTCACACCGCTTACCAATCTTCGCGGGTGCGCGCGGCTGGCTTGCGTCCGCCATCATTGCCCTCTGTCTTGTCCTTCGCCTCGCATGAGAGTGACATCCACTTGCCCTTCTGCCCCTCCTTGATCCATCCCGAGATGCGGTAGATAGTTCCGCCGACGTTCAACTCGCCTCGATAGTCGGGGCGCTTCTCGTTGCCTTCCTTGTCGTTCTTGAAGAACGTTCCCTGCCCGTCTTTCAGTTCGAATGCCATCTAGGCTTGCTCCGGTATGCGGTTGGCGGTCTGCTGCTTCTTGTACGCAGTGCGGACATTGCTCGGCAGCAGTGACCAAAGCGCGAGCTTGTCCTCGTGGTCAAACTCTTGTTTGTCAACGTAGGCAACCATGTCCTGGTTCGCGGCGTAGAGTCTCTGAATTGTCTTTGCGTGCGATGACATGTAGTCTTTCGCCTCGTCAGTCATCTTGGCGAATATCTCCTGCCCTTCAATGTTTGCGGGGATGGCGTTAGGCAGCGTCTTGCCGTTTGTTTTTGTGTTCAACGGACTGATGCCGTCGTCGTCTGTTGCCCTCTTGCCGTCGTCGTCCTCGCTTGGCAGTCCTGTCATGGATTGCAGGCCGTACCGCTTGGCGTAGCTGATGCCAGAACCGAAAGCTTGAGCGGTCGCGTAAGGGACGGGAACAAACGTGTCTCCGTCGATCCACTCCCCGCTGATATGCAGGAGTCTCGTCGTCACAGTCACGCCGCCCTCTCCGCGCTCCGGGGTCTGAATGAACACGATTCCGTTGTCGTTCAACGGGCCTTTGACATGCTCAATTACGGAGGCAAGGTCCGAGTATTTGTACTCGTACCCCTGCTTACCGTCCTTGCCTTGGATGCGGCCCGTCTTGTCCTTCACGACGGCCTTGATCGCCATTTGCGCCTTTACCAGCGCGCCGGCTATCTCTTTCACGCTCTCAGACGTTTTCACGTTCGCTCCTTTCGCGCGCCCTGCGTCGTCTCTGTCCCGCTGACCTTACGAGAAATTTCCGCCTAGTTGCGTCATCGCCTGCTAGGTACTCCGCGTGTCTGCGGTCTATGCGGGCATGAAGCCTGTTCCGCGCCGCATCAATCAGCTTGTTGATGTTCATGCGAGCAGGCCGGTTATTGCGCAGACAATCACGCCTATGCTTAATGCAACAGCTATGCAGTCTGCTAGATCAGTCATCGCCGTCCTCCGGTTCGTAATCGCTCGCCTCTCGCGCAGCCTTCTCCGCATTCGTAGGCCGGCCCGGTCGCAGCATCTTTGCCGCGTAGTCGCCGGTATATCGCCAGAGGCTCGATTGATCGACGCTCCCGTTCCGGTGCCGATGCAGCGCTTGGGCGATGTCATCCGGGCTCGGCATGCTGGCGAGCTGGAGGATTACCGCGCTGCCGAGTCGCATCTCGTACAGATCGGGCATGCCGGGGCGGATGATGCGGACGGGGCCGATGAGTTGGGTCATAGAAGTGGTCCCCGAGGGTCAACCTCACCCTCCGCCGGTCGCGCCTGCTCGATAGGTGGCGGTGGCGGATCAAGCAGCGATAGGAACTCCGGGCTGTTGTCGCAGCGCTTGCATGGCTTCTGATGCGCGTCGTACAGGGACCAGGAGCCGTCCGGCTGCGCCTCTGATGGCGGATTCAGTCGCCAGAAGCAGCCGCATGCCGTGCAGCGGTATCGGTCGCGTGGTCGCGCCTGCTCTAAGGGCGGCGAGCCCGACACTCCTACTTGTGGCGGCAATGGCCGCTGCGGCTCGTCCAGAAATACACTCCCCGACGAGCGCGAATACTGCGCCGCCTCACGCGGAGGGGCGGCGTGCGCGATGGCGGCGTCAAGCGTTGTGAATTTGTGCATGGAGTCGTGACCATCCCATCGTTGCGCGCGCAGGCAGAACCTGCCGTTGTCTTCAATGTGGAAGCATGGCGGGCCGCCATTGAGCACGACCTGTTGCCAATCGGCTTGCTCGGCGGCTGCGATGATCTCGCGCTGCTGCTCGCGCAGCATTAGCAATGTCTCGCGGGCTTCATCGCGGTGCCGACACGCTTCGACGAAGTATTCCTTCCAGCGCTGCGCTTCTGTCATTTGATCTCCAGTGCCGCCCACGCAAGAAGATAGACGGAGCCAAGCATCCACGCCCACCACAACAACTGTACGATTACGATGAGCACCGCTGGTCTTTCAGGCGGTAGCCGATAAATTTTCATCGCTTCTCCAGCAGCGCCCGCATTGCTTCCGGGCCAATGTCGCCGAGCGTTAATTCATCGGTTTGGCTTGAAGGCAGAGAGAGCAACGCATCCAAGCCAAACCTCGCTATGTAGCAGCGGCCGTGCATGCAATCCACCATGTGGCTGTTATCCCCCAAGCCATTGCATACGGCGCACGCCCGCAGGCGCCTAACGTCATGAGCCGTTCGCAGACTTATCGGCGCGTTGTACCGCTTCACGCTGTCATCACCTCCGCGCCGAACCTGACTTCGTACAAGTCGGGCAGGTTCGGGCGGATGATGCGGACGGGGCCGATGAGTTGGCTCATTAGTCACGCTCCCCTAGCGGAACATATGGGTCAGCTATTCCAGACAGTAGGCTCGCGGCATAGCGCGAATACCCCTCTGCCCGCAGATCAAGGTAGCGCTGTGCTGCTTCGTAATCGCAGGCGAACACTTCCATCACTGCGCGTACCCGGCCGTCTACTGTATCTAGGCTCATGCTGTCTCTGCCTTGATAAGCGCAGCGCGCTGGTCGTGATAATTGCGCCATCCGGTGTTGTCGCACGTGTCGCATGGCGCGAAGTCAGCGGCAGACCATTCCGGCTTGCGCCCGCCGTAGAAACGAAACCCGGTCCCGTTGCACTGAGGGCAGCAACGGTGTCCGGCGCAATATCCAGGCGCGTGTGGATGGATCGGTGTATGGCTCATGCCGTCATCTCCTGCGCGCAGCCCTTGCACATGGCATAGCCGGGCGGATCAGGGTCATAGGTGGTGCAGCACTTCTCGCACACGTCCTCGTAGCACTCGCGGCAGATGACCGTGTGTGCGCAGTATTCCGGCCCGCGCTCGCCGCACTTGTCGCAGATAGTGGCGAATCGAACGTAGCTCACCTGTCACGCTCCATCGCGTCAATCATTTCGGTGATCTCGTCCTCTATCGCAGCGTCTACGATTTCCCATCGTTCCGCAGCGGTGAGGCCGATACCAGACTTTGCGCGGCGCAACGCCACCATGAGCGGCATGTACTGCTCGCCGTCCCACTTGGGCGCATCCGCAATCAACTTCCAATCGTTCGTGGGCCAGAATGGCCCCTCGCCTCGCCGCGCAATCGCAATCAGCGATTCACGCAACTGCTCGCGTAGTAGTTCGTCCTCGTCGGCGCTCGATAGGAATGTTTCGTCCGGCGGATCGAGCGTGCGCATGGCTATGAGGATGTCGGCGGGGGAGTTCATTTGCCCTCCGCTTTAGCGATAAGGGCGCGGGCTTCATTAACAGCGCCGATAGTGACCCGGTTTTCATCTATCGCGTCCGCGAGTTCTCGCAGCGCCGCGAGAAGATTAGGTGCGGCAGCGATAAGATACGCGTTGGCCTCGGCCTCTGAATCGCGACGGCCGTCAACGTTGACGATGCGGAATCGCCCAGCGAGCACAATCCAGTTTTGAAAGCTCGACTCGGGGGTTTCCTTGACCTCCCACGGTCCCGGTGTATGTGCCATCTCTACCTCCGTTCGTTGCGTTTACTGAGCGCTGCGTACCGAGCGTGCTTCACAGACCACGGCACCGGAGTACCGGGAACGTGGGCGAATGGAATCTCGGCAGGCGATACCGACGGGGCCGACCCTAACAACAGTCCGCCGCAGAGGTATCGCAAAAAGTTACGCCGGTTCATGTCTCACTCCGTTTGTGCGGTCGGTACCAGTACCGAGACGTTTGGCGGATACGCCGGCTTGTCTCGCGCCGCCACTTGGGACTCATGCGCTTGAGGTTTCGGCCTATCGGCTCGTCACTTCCGCATTTGCCGGGGCTCGGATCACGACTCCCGGCGTAGCCGTCCGGGGAATCCACGCCCCGAAACATCGACCCGATGTGAGACATCCTACACGATGTGAATAGGCATGTCAACACATATTGTGTGCAGTGTAGGCGAAAAGAAGCCGACCAGTGCTGCCGGTCGGCGTCAGGGTGGGGGTAGTACGGCCTTGTTTTACCGCTTGGGACGCTTGGGCGCGGGTGACGCCGGACCTTTGGGCGGTGCCCCGCTGGTCCGCGAGAGGCTTGTTACGAGCTTCTCGACTGTGTTTCTGTCCTCTAATGGAATCGCGCGATAGTTCTTGATGAGGGCCACTTCCTCATCGCTCAAATGCACATCTTCTCCTTCTGCCAACAGTAGAAACGCAGGAGCGACCCCGAGTACTTTGCCGAACAGCGTGGCCTGTTGCAGCTTAAACATCCTGGTGCCCTGTTCGTAGTTGCCAATCGCGGATGGGGAAATACTCCCGTCTAGCTTCTTGACTTCCTCTGACAACTCGGCCTGTGATAACCCATGCGCCTCTCGGGCCTCGCGCAGCCGAGCCCCAGCAAGTCGCATGATCGCCAACCGCGCCTCGTCGTCTTGTTTTCCCATGCCGTGATTGTATTGGGTCTGCACGCAATGTGTGTGCCTAACGTGCTGCGCTGCACTACGTGTAGATTGTGCTTGCGCTAGCCGCCCGTATCGTGTAGGCTATGTCACATGGAGTTCAAACAATTCATCGTCCGTGAGGGCGAGGCAAAGGTAGCGAAGCTCTGCGGGATGAGCCCGCGAGCGGTCGCGGCATGGCGCTACGGCGCCCGTCGTCCTAGGCCGGACACGGCTCGGCTAATCATCGAGGGCAGCCGCGGCGAGCTGAGCTGGAACGACATTTATCCCGATTCTCGCAGCGCGCCGCCGTAGAGCGGCCGCACTAAACCAAACGCCGGTTCTGAGGGAACGCCGGCAAGGAGTCGGCGTGAAGGAAGCGAAGGACGTACCCGTAACGGTGCTGTTGAGTCCAATGCAATTCCGCGCGTTCGTCATGTACCTAGAGCGGACGGGCGGGACACAGTCAGGAGTGGGGCGCATGGCTATCTTGGCGTTCATCGGATGGACGGGTAATTCTCAGGCGCACGAGGAACGCCGTCTATCCCCTGAACCTCTGACTTTCCCCGACCGGCGTTACAAGGCGGGCACGCAATGAAGCCGAATAAACCCCCTCGCACGTATATCGTCGGACTGGGTGGGGGGCGGACGGATTTTGTCCTGCCGCCGTCTAATGGATTCATTCGAGTAGAGGACTGTGGGGCACTGACCGTGGCCGATGGCGACGGCGACATAGTCGCAATATTTGCCGCCGGCACATGGCGCTCAGTCAGGGCGGACGAATGAAGCGCCTTGCTCGCCTACTCCGCGCGGCAGCGGACAAGCTGGACCCGCCGGATGTACAGAAGGCGTTGGATGCCATCTACGGCAACATCGAGCGCGCCCGCATTGCTATGGCACACGATCAAATCTATGGCGCGGGCGGTCGAACGGACCCGCTCGGCACACGACCAGCACCAGCTGCGTCCGCGCCGCCCAAATATCCGGCTGTCATTCGGCGCCGGAAGATCAAGGCAGTCAAGTAGGAGGTTGCTATGGGTGAGCAGGATTACGCGACAAGACTCAAGCTATCCGACTTACATCGCACGCGCCCCATTCTCCCAAGCACGAGGCCGTCTGTAAGTCAGACAAACGCTGATTTTGACGATGACGCGCCGTCCCTGTGGTTCGCAGCGCTCTGCGTCCTCATGATTACGACGTTCGTTCTCGCATGCGCTGCGGGCTACATCACGGCGTGGTGATGACTGACTTCGTCGAATTCCCGAAAATTGCGCGGCTCTCGCGGTTGTGCGTCATCTCAGAAAAGATTGACGGCACGAATGCCCAAGTGAACATCCGTTTGGAATCGGAGGGGCCGTTCGAGGTCGGCGTAGACATCCGGTGTGTGGGGCCGGCCGATGAGACCGTCTATGTGCGCGCCGGATCGCGTGCGCGGTGGTTATCCATGCGGGACGATAACTACGGATTCGCAAGGTGGGTACATAACAACGCCCACGAACTCGCGCGGCTTGGACTCGGCGCGCATTTCGGCGAATGGTGGGGGCTTGGTATCCAGCGCAGCTATGGGCAGGACCGCAAACGATTCTCCTTATTCAATACGCACCGATGGGCCGATGCCTCTGTACGTCCGGCCTGTTGCGACGTAGTGCCGATCCTGTATTCCGGCATATTCGACACAAAAGTTGTTGAAATAGCGCTAGATCAACTTAGCGAACTCGGCAGCATGGCCGCGCCCGGCTTCATGAGACCGGAGGGTGTAATCGTATACCACGAGGCATCACGTACCTACTTCAAGAAAACGCTGCACAAGGATGAAGAATGGAAGGGCAAAGCAGCGTGAGCGCTCGCGATGCATGGACACAGCTCATAGCAGAGCGTACCGCCCGCCAGGAGGCTAAGAAGGCGCAGGCACGAGAATGGAACGGCGACAAGATCAACGCCGGGGACAGGGAGAAACGGTTGCTAGCACCGCCTGCCCCGGCTCCTATCATCGACGCGGGCGCAGGTCACCGCAAGGCCCTGACGGCTCCTCCTCCGGGTTCGCCCGCGTCACCTATTGCAGAGACGGACACTTTTGTCCGCCTCTGCGAGTCCTCCGGCCTACCTGTTCCCGTGCGCGAGCTGCGATTCGACAAGACGCGGCGGTTCCGCTTTGACTATGCGTGGCCTGAGCAACGTCTAGCGGTCGAGATTGACGGCGGCGCGTGGTCACAAGGCAGGCATACCCGAGGGAAAGGATTCATCGAGGACCAGCGCAAACGCAATCTAGCGCTGTTACTCGGCTGGCGAGTGCTGCACTACACCCCAGACAGGCTAGACGAGGCTGTGCGCGATCTGCGCGTGCTACTGACAGGAGATGCCGCATGAGTTCACCTATTCCTATCCACGGGCTTGGATTCGAGGTCGTATCGCCCAAGACGGTCAGCGGAATCGAGCGATTTGAGAAGCTGTCGCGCCGCTATGTGGTTAAAGCAGCCGCTGAAGAAATGGCAGCGCTGATGCGATCAAACGGCCATCCGAAGGCATACGTGCGCGAAGTCATGGGCACGGAAGGTATCAGGGGCGGCAAACGGTTTATGGCAAAGAGCGGCGCCCTGTGATCGGCTCCTGGGACTACGACTACACGCCCAAAGCATGCGAGGACTGCGCTAACCGAGAGCGGCACATCTACAGCTCCGAATGCAGACGCTGTACTGCACGGATGTGGGCTCGGAGCCCTATCAAGATCGTGCGCCATGCGATTGAGCGCATGAGCAAAGATATGCAGGACTTGATCCGAGAGGAACGAGAGGCAGACCAATGAGATGGCAGTTCAAGATGGTTCGCGGGCCATGCGCTGGCGAATGCGGGGCTTTACAAGGCGATGGGCAATGGAGCCTAGGAAAGTGCAAGTAGACAAGCTTGTGATCGAGGTCATAGCTGGCCGGCAGACAGTGGTTGCTTCGCGTGGCGGCCAAGAGGTTGCGAGGGTTGAATACCCAGCGGGCGCTGAGAGAGTCAACTTTGAGTGGGGCAGCGCTTTTACGATGGTAATGAGCGCCAAGGATTAAACGGTACTCCGCACCGAAAGAAAGGGCCGTAAGGCCACCGCGAATAGCCAGCGGCAGAGCAAGAAGGCAGAGCCGGGCAATAGGCCGCGTTAAATATATAGGCGCGGAGCCGGGGACGACACCCGCACAAGCCCGCCCAACTGGTCTATGCCAGCGGCGACAGCGTAGTTACGCGATACGGCACATAGCTTTGTAAGCTACGGCGAAAGCCGTAGTGTTGGTCTATTTATAGAAGCTTAGATTCAAAGACGAAAAGTCAAAATCGGCTAGCAAGGAGCGTACATGTCGCAGTTACATTTGGTTGGAGAAGAACAGGAGCCAATCGCATGGATACCCGCGTTCGATGAGTTCTGGGATTTATGGCCGCGCGAGCGTCGGATATGCAAAAAGCTCGCAGTCGATCAATGGAAGACAAAGACGCCGACAGAGAGAGCGGCGGCGGTAACTGCGCTTATTAATTGGCGCGAAGTTTGGCTGAGACGCGGCGAAATGGATTATGTGCCACATCCTCACAGGTGGATCAGGGACGAACGATGGACGGACGAGTTGCCGAGCGGTTATCAGCATCAGAGTCACGTACCGGCGAAGCTGCCGGAAGTAGGAGAGCGAACCGAGATGCCGCAGAAGGTGCGGGACGCTCTTGCAAAACTGCGCTCCCGTTGACCGAGATTGAGGCCTTGCTAGCGAACTGGGCCAAGTGGTGCCGGCAGGGGAATCGAATTACGGTTGGCTACCCGCCCGAGTCCTGCACGGAAATGCTGGACGCGATTCAGTACAAAGGGGTCGGGGATACAGCCCAAGAGCATTTGGACCGTCAGGACCGGATCAGCCAAGCGGAAGAACTGCCGGCGCAGCGGATGGAATTGTGGGTATCGCAGCTTGAACTCCCGCAAAAGCTGGCAGTGCGGGCTCGGTACATCTGGCTATCTGAGGCTGAGCGGATCGACAAGGGCTTTACCTGGGAACAGGGGCAGATTGAGAGAACGCGTCACATGGCCCGCTGGCTGCACGCATTGGGCGCGGGTAGGGCTGTACTAGTTGATGAATATGAAATCGCGCTGGATGACGGTCTGGTGCAGTTGGAGTGGATGCACATGACATGGGGCAGGGGCGTGTGATGAGTAAGGCTGAGAAATTGTCAGTAGGACACCTGTCCGGCCGGCGTCCAATGCGGTTCCGAGTGCCCAAAGAGGACTTGGAGCGGGTTATCCGCAAACTCTACGCATTCGGGATTGGTCCGTACCATGCCGCGCGAATGACCGGCTACAGCCATACTCAACTGTGGAACTACGCTAATGATTGGGGGCTTAAGGTTGGCACAGAGCGCGACCTGACAGCATGGCTACAGTCATTATTGCCCGAGGACTTACAGGCTGATCTGCGTCGAATTCGGATGCGTTCTGATGTTGCGCACGCACGAGCAACGAATCGAGTTACTCAATCTCAAGCAAGAGAGCAACATTTGATTGCGGCTGATGGAGAGTGATATCCGGTTCGAGCGTTACGTGCTCACAGCTATTCTGCAACTCGCTGTAGACGATTGCCTGACAGGCCGAGGACTGGAAGAATCTCCGGCGATTGCGTATCTGTGGATATTGCACAGCAAGGAATGTTCGCTCTACTGCGAACTGTTAGACATTGATTATCAACAGTTTTGCGGCCGAGTCATAAGGTTGGCCGGGGAGCGGTGCGAGAGAGCGGTAAGGTCCAGAAGGGAATACGCGGCCGAGCAGCTTGCTTACTGGCGCAAGACGGGAAGGGCTAAGCGTGAATGGTGGAGCGGAGTAAAACCGCAGAAGCATAGTCGCGCAAAGCCAAAGCAGGCGGTCAGACACGCTCTAGATACGGCTTGGCCGATGTCGAATCCGGAGAAAGATGCGACAATTTCGGCGGGGCGGTGCGCCCAAAGCGAACGCGAAGCGGCTTAGATGGCCGCTATTTTTTCGTCATGAAATCCAGAACAGAAGCGGCTAAGTTCGCTGCGGCGCAGCTCCATTGGTCCTATGAGGTTCCTCGGGACAAGCCATATTGCCATCATTACGGGCTACAGGATTTGCGCGTGTTGCTGGACTTCATCTACGGCGGACCGCCAGCAAATGCGGACGAGGAATTGTGGCCCGAGGACAAAGTGATTAAGCGGCCGTAATGGGCCTAACCATTTTCAAACAACCGTTTAACTATTAAGTCAATGGCAGGCGCACCTACAGGTAATACCAACGCTAAGAGCGGCACGGAATGGCGCAACGCCCTGCGTAACGCTATGGCTAGGCGTGGTGATGGCGACTACCGCAAGGTGCTGACGCAGATTGCTGATGGCGTAATAGCGAGGGCTCTAGAGGGCGACAAGGACGCGTGGAAAGAGGTTGGCGAGCGCGAGGACGGCAAGTCTACGCAAACTTTGGCCGGTGATCCTGATGCGCCGCTCATCAAGAGTTTGACCGTCGAACTCGTTAAGCCATAGCAATTCAAGTTCCTGACAAGCTCGGCGTCCTGTTCGAGCCCAAGCGGTACAAGATACTTTACGGCGGTCGTGGCGGGGCTAAGTCCTGGGGGATAGCTCGCGCACTGCTGATCGATGGTGCCAGACAGCCCTTGCGTGTTCTATGCACGCGAGAGATTCAGAAGTCCATAGACGATTCGGTCCATCAGCTCCTAGAGGACCAAGTCTCGGCATTAGGGCTGGAATCGTTCTACACCGTACAGCGGCAGTCCATTAGCGGGGCCAACGGTACGAATTTCATATTCGCTGGGCTGCGCGATCAGAACATAACGAGCATCAAGTCCTACGAGGGTGTAGACCGCTGCTGGGTGGAGGAAGCCCAAGCGGTGACTAAGAAAAGCTGGGATGTCCTGGTTCCGACGATCCGCAAGGAGGGCTCGGAAATATGGCTCAGCTTCAACCCTGAGCTGGACACAGACGAGACCTATCAGCGGTTCATTGTTCACCCGCCGGCAGACTCGTTCGTCGTCAACATCGGGTGGCGTGATAACCCTTGGTTTCCCGAGACGCTTAGGAAAGAGAAGGACGCCTTAGAAGCGCGGGACAAGGAAGCGTATGAAAACGTGTGGGAGGGCAAGCCTCGCACAGTTGTAGAGGGCGCGATATATCGTACTGAAGTTGTGGAGCTGTACGAGCAGCGGCGGGCTAGGAATGTCCCGTATGACCCGATGTTGAAGGTACATGCGGTTTGGGACTTGGGATGGAACGATCAGACATCGATCATCCTCGTGCAGCGCAAGCTTTCAGAGGTCGGAATCATCGACTATATCGAAGACAGTCATCGGACGCTGGCGGACTATGCGGCCGAGTTGAGGAACAAGCCTTACAACTGGGGCGCAGACTGGCTCCCTCACGATGGCGAAGCTAAAGATTACAAGACAGGGCGTAGTGCACAAGAGATATTGCAGCAGCTTGGGCGCAAGGTACGGATTGTCCCCAAGCTTGATGTGGAGTCGGGCATCAAAGCGGCCCGTCTCATGTTCCCGCGGTGCTACTTCGACGCTGAACGATGCCGTAGGCTACTGGACTGCCTTAAACGCTATCGACGAGCCATTAACCAGAATACCAATGAGCCCGTCGCCCCTTTGCACGATGAACACAGCCATGGCGCCGATGCGTTCCGATACCTGGGCGTCATTGTGGACAAGCTTTTCAACGATGACATCAACCGCTCGGGGCCGCTCAAGTACGCCAATCAAGGGATCGTCTGAAGCTAACTAACGAAGAACTCATAGCGGCTATTGAATCCGAGGAAGCGCTCGCCCTCGATAACCGCTCAGGTGAGCTTCAGCAGCAGAGAGCAGATGCGCTAGCGCGATACCGGGGCGAGCCTTTAGGCAATGAACAGGAGGGGCGCTCCCAAGTAGTAGACAAATCCGTCCTAGATACGATTGAGTGGATCATGCCGTCGCTCATCCGCATCTATCAGGGCGGCGACGAGATCGGGAAATTCGAGCCGCGCAGTCGAGAGGACGAGGAAGCGGCCGAGGTCGAGACTGACGTATGTAACTGGTATCTGGACGCCAAGAATGACCTGTTCTCTCACGTCAGTTCTACGCTAAGAGACGCACTGCTCCTGAAGAACGGCTACATGGTGTCGTACTGGAACAAACGGTACGACACGATGACCGAGACGTATGAGGGTCAGTCGGACGAAGAAGCGGCGATGCTCGCTTCTGATCCCGAAGTCGAGGTTCTAGAGCACTCGGAGGAAATCGATCCGGTTACGGGCCAGACCTTGCATTCGATGAAGGTCGAGGCTAAGCGCTGCGAGGAATACCCTGCGGTCGAGTCTGTGCCGCCGGACGAGATGATTGTCTCTCGGCGTCATCGCTGGACATCCCTGCTAGACGCAGATTTTGTGCAGTGGCGCCGTCGTGTATCTATCGGCCAACTCAGGTCCGAGGGCTTCAAGGTATCGGACGACGAGCCGTCCTACGATGATCTTACGCAGGAAGCGACGACTCGGGCGCGGTTTCAGGAGAACGATGTCTCTGAGGACAA